GCTCTCTCTCCCCGAGTCCAAGCCAAGGCCCAGGGTCACACGCGAGAGCACGCGGACGTACGCCGCGATCCAACGCGAGCCGTTGGAGGTTCCGCCGGAACTCGCGTGGGACGCGGATCGGGTGCGGGCGTACCCGTGGCTGGTCGAGTTCGCCGACGTGCCCGACAACGCGGCGCCGCCGCTCGCCATGACGTACCCGCCCGAGGATGCGATCTGCTCCTACGGCTGGTCGGGGTGCACGCATCTGCCCGACGGCGCCGAGCCCGTCGTGCCGTGGGCGGAGCGGGAGCACTCCTACACGCTGCGCTGGTGGCAGCGGTTCGCGATCGTGCGGCAGCACGAGCACCGCGCCGACGGCACGCTCGTGTGGCGCGAGGTGGTCGAGTCCGCGTCGCGCCGGTCGGGCAAGAGTCACCGGATGCGGGCCGTCGCGACGTGGCGGCTCGCGCATGCCGCCGTGATCGGGGAGGCGCAGTCGGTCGTGCACTGTGGGAACGACCTCGCGGTGTGCCGGGACGTGCAGAAGAAAGCGTGGCGCTGGGCGGTCGGGCGCTGGGGCGCGAAGGCCGTGAAGGAAGGCAACGGCAAAGAGATCATTGAGAACCCGCACGACGGTTCCTCGTGGGTCGTGAAAGCCCAGGGCGCGGCGTACGGGCTCGACGCCGGGCTCGCTATGGCCGATGAGTGTTGGGACGTGAAGCCCGACACGATCTCGGAAGGGCTCGAACCGATGCTGCTCGAACGACTCTGGGCGCAACTGCACCTCACCTCGACGGCGCACCGCCGCGCCCGGTCGACGATGAAGACGCGGATTGCCCAGGCGTTCGCGCTCGTCGGCGATCGGGTGTTGCTGCTGCTGTGGGGCGCCCGGCCGCAGGACGACCCCGGCGCCCGGGCGACGTGGAAGGCCGCGTCGCCGCACTGGTCCGAGGACCGCGAAAGGATGCTCGCCGCGAAGTACGACGCGGCGCTTGCCGGGGAAGTCGACCCCGAGGCCGACGACCCCGACCCGATGGAAGGGTTCCGCGCCCAGTACCTCAACGTGTGGCCGCCGCTCAACGTCAAGCCGGTACGCGGCGAGCCCGTCGTCGACCGCGTGGCGTGGGGCGAACTCACCGCGACCGGGAGGCCGGACCGGGCGCCCGACGCGGCGGCGATCGAGTCGTCGTTCACGGGCGGCGTGTTCGTCGCGCTCGCGTGGCGCCTGCCCGACGGCGCGGCGCTGGTGTCGGCCGACGAACTCGAAGACCTCACGCTCGCCGGGCTCTTTGTGGTTCGCAGCGGTTTTGCCGGCGAATGCGTCGTGGGCGCCTCGCTCGTGGCCGACCCGGCGGTCGCCGGGCTGCGCACCACCCCCGGGAAGGGCACCGCGCTCGGGGCCGTGCTCGACCTCGCGCGGCTGCTCGCCGAGGGACAGTTCGCCCACGACGGCTCCGACCCGCTCACGTCGCAAGTGCTCGCCGTGCGGACCGTGCCCGGCGCGGGCGCGACCCGACTCGCGTCCCACGGCGACGTGTCCGCGATCAAGGCGGCGACCTGGGCGGCGGCGGCTGCGCGAGCGAAGCCCGCCCGACGGCCGGGCGGGCGCGTCCTCATGCCGTCGATCTGAGGGGCCGACGGCGGGCTCGCATCAGGACGCCTTTCCTGCCAAGGCTGCGAGCCCGCCGCGCCCCGTAACACCAGCGTGCGACACGCCGCGCCGTACGGGCTACGCCAACGTTGGGGATTGTTACTGCGACGGTTCTGCGCGTGGGACTCATGCGATCACTGTTCGGGCTCGGCGAGGCCGTTGCCACCACCGAAGCGCACTCCGCCGCCGTCGCCGAGTTCGACGTCGACATTGACCCGGCCGTGTTCGGGCTCACCGCGTACGCGAGCAACGGGAACACGCCACGCGCCGCGCGGATCGACCGCGCTACGGCCATGCAGGTTCCCGCCGTGAAGCGCTCGCGGGATCTCGTGTGCTCGGCGAGCGGCGGGCTACGGCTGCGATTGAAGCGCACCGAGGACGGCGCATACGGTGCGTGGTCCCTGTTCGACCAGCCCGAGCGCAACGTGCCCAGGTCCGTCACCATGACGCGTCTCTTCGAAGATCTGTTCTTCGAATCCGTCGCATGGTGGGACGTGAAGGAAGTCGGGTATCACACGTACCCGTCGTACGTCGAGCGGCTCGCGCCGGGTCGCGTCACGGTCGACGGCGGCAGGGTCTACGTCGACGGGCGCAAGCGCACCGACGCCGCGCGGACACTGATCCGGTTCGACTCCCCGAACGACGGGCTGCTGATCGCCGGGGCTCGCGCGATCCGTACGTGTCTGCTGCTCGATCAAGCCGCCGCGAACATGGCCGACGGCGTGCCGCCGTCGGACTACTTCACCCCCGGCGAAGGATTCGACCCGGCGACCACCGACGCCGAGGTCGTCGCCATGCTCGACGCGTGGCAGGTCGCCCGGCGTACGCGGTCGACCGGCTATGTTCCGGCGGCGCTCGACTACCACACGGGCGGCTGGTCGCCCGAACAACTGCAACTCGCCGACGCCCGGCAACACGCCGTGTTGGAGATCGCCCGGGTGGCGGGCGTCGACCCCGAAGAACTCGGCGTATCCACCACCTCGCGCACCTACTCGTCCGACTGGTCGCGCCGTAAGTCGTTCCTCGACTTCACCCTCGGCGCCTACCTCAACGCCGTAACAGACCGGCTCGTGATGCCCGACGTCACGCCGCGCGGATACGAGCCTGAGATCGACCTCGATGGGTTCCTGCGCAGCGACCCGCTCGCCCGCTACACCGCGTACAAGGCCGGGCTCGAAGCGGGCGCGCTGGCGCCCGAGGAAGTGCGCGCCGCCGAGGGAAAGCGCCCACTCAACGCCCCGACCGCAGACGAGAGCTCGAACGTGCGAGCACTCCCCACCCGAGAGGAAACCGCATCGTGAACCACCTCCCCGCCCTCCCCACGTTCGCGGCCGACGACACCCTGACCATGCAGGCGATCGGCGGCGGCGAGGTGTTCTCCGTCGACCGCGAGGCACGTGTCATCCGTGGCCGCGCCATGCCGTACGGCGTCGTCGGCGTCAAGGCCGGGATGAGGTTCGAGTTCACCCAGGGCACCATCCGTTGGACGGACCCCAAGCGCGTCAAGATGTACGTCCAGCACGACTCGGCGCAGGCCGTCGGATACATGCTCGAACTCACCGACACCCCCGACGGGCTCGACTACGCCGCCAAGATTGCGCGCGGCCCCGAGGGTGACCGCGCTCTCACTATGGCCGAGGACGGCGTCTGGGACGGCGCATCCATCGGCCCGCACGAGGGCGTCAAGTTCGCGCTCCGCGACGGCGTCTACCACGCCGTGGACTACCCGCTCCGCGAGATCTCGCTCACCCCGCAGCCCGTGTTCGACGGCGCTCGCGTGGCATCAGTTTCCATGAGTCACACCAACAAGGAAGGCACCACAATGAAGTGTTCCAAGTGCGGCGCGCCCGCTCACGCCGGGGCGTGCGACCCCACGACCCTCGCCGCGTTCGAGGCGAGCAACCCGACCGCGCCGAACACGCCCGAGGGTGCGGAGTTCGACCTGTCGACCATCGGGGAGGCGGTGCAGACCGCGATCCGTGACGGGTTCGCCAACGTCACGTTCCCACAGCGCGAGGTCGTGAACCCCGCGACCGCCACCACCGAGGTGAACGAGCCTAGCCCGTACCGCTTCGACGGGATCGCGGGCGCGCACTCGTTCTCCGACGACCTGCGCGCCTACGCGTCGGGCCACGACGCCGACGCCCGGCAGCGGATCGACACTTTCATGACCGAGGCTTGGGAGGCGCAGTTCGCTGTGACCGGCGCCAACACCGCGACGCTCAACCCGACCCGGAACCGCCCGGACCTGTACGTGCCGAACCTCACGTTCACGCGCCCGCTGTGGGATCTGGTCACGACTGGCGTCGTCGACGACAAGACCCCGTTCACCATTCCCAAGTTCTCGTCCGCGTCCGGTCTCGTCGGGGCCCACACCGAGGGCGTCGAGCCCACCCCCGGCGCGTTCTCCGCGACCTCGCAGACCATCACCCCCGTGCCGATGAGCGGCAAGGTCGAGATCGTGCGCGAGGTCTGGGACCAGGGCGGCGAGCCCAAGGCCGACGCGATCATCTGGGGCGAGATGATGAACGGCTACTACGAGGCGATCGAGGCCGCGATCGCGACCACCCTCGCCGCCGTCCCCACCGCGGAGATCAACCTCGCGTCCGCCGTCGACGCCGCGCTCGTGACAGCCATGACGAACACGCTCGTCGACCTCCAGTTCGTGCGCGGCGGTAACCGCTTCACCGCGCTCGCTCTCGACGGCATGCTCGGGAAGGCGCTCGTCAACGCGCAGGACACCGCCGGGCGCAAGCTGCTTCCCGTGCTCGGGCCCACCAACGCATCTGGCACCGTCGAGCCCGGGTTCGACGGCGTGCAGATTGGCAACCTGCGCGGCCGGTTCGCCTGGGCGCTGGGCGCGACCAACGCGTCCAAGTCGTACCTGTTCGTGCCGTCGTCCGTGTACGCGTGGGCCAGCGCCCCCAAGAAGTTCACGTTCGAGTACCGCGTGAGCGCCGTCGACCTCGCGATCTGGGGCTACCGCGCCAGCGCCGTCACCCGTGACTCGGACGTCAAGCCGATCGACTACACCACCGCCGACGCCTGAGCCGTCGACAACACAGCGTCCCCGGGCGGCGTCCTCGACTCCCGCCGCCCGGGGACCCACCACAGATCGACGAGAGGAAGCCATGAGCAAGAGCACCAGCGCCGACGCCACGAGATGGATGCTCGGCGGCGAACCGCCCGAGCCGCAGAACATCAAGCCCAAGCCCGCGATCGCCGTCGACGACCTGCGCAACGGCGACACGCACACGGGCACGGACCCGCTCGGGCGTGCGATCGGCCCGCGCGAGAGTCACCTCCACGTCAAGCGCGTGCGTGACGACGACGGCAAGATCGTGACGCCCAAGCCCGGCAAGGGGCAGACGATCGCCAAGGCCGAGGGCCGTGCCCGCCGGATCGCCGAGGCGACCGACACGCAGCCCGAGGCCGACGACAAGCCGACGCCGATCCTGCCCGCCGAGGTCGCCCGCCTACACGACGGCGCCGCCGAGCCCGAGGGCGAGGTCTGAGCCGTGGCGCTCGTCGTCCCCACGTTCGCCGAGATCAAGGCGTATCTCGGCGACGCGCACTCGTGGAGCGACGCCGCGATCCAAGAGGCGTACGACGCCGAACTTGAAGCCCAGGCCGACGTGTGCCGCCTGCCCGCCGACGGCGCGTATCCGAAGGTGCTGCGTGACGCCCTCGGGCGTCGGGTCGCGCACAACCTCGCGGTCCGCGAACTGCCGCTCGGCGTGCAAGCGACGATCTCGGATATGGCCGTCGCGACCCGCAGCGTCGGCGGGCTCGACCCCGAGGTCCGTCGCCTCGAAGGCCCACGCCGCAAGGTGCTCCTCGGATGAGCGCCGAACTGCGCACCGCTCTCGCCGACGCCGCGAACGTGGTGCTCGGCGCAAAGCGGTGCGCACCCTACTACCGCTCGTCGCCCCGACCGGGCGACGCGTGGGTCTCGTTCGCCCGACGCGATCGAGACGACACGGGGTTCGGGTACATGGCCGCGTGGGAGATCCGCGTCTCCCTGCACCAGAGCCTCGAAGCCGCCGAGAAGTGGGTCGATCAACACTCGGACGACCTCGCCGACGCCGTGGCGCAACACCTCGTCATCACAGCCGTAGTCATGGTCACTCTCGTGACCGACTCCGGCAACGTCCCCGGGCTCGTCATCGAAGGCGTGCGCGAACACGAAAGGAACGCATAACAATGACCGCACTCGGAACACGGCTGCTCAAGGTCAAGGTAGGCACCATCGAGTACACCGCCGAGGTGTCCAAGTGCCAGGTCACCAGCGGCCCCGCCGACAGTGACTTTACCTCGTTCGCCGACGCGGCGAGCGGCGGGGCCCGCGAGTACGCCGTCGAGTTCACTCTCAAGCAGGACATGGCATCCACGAGCCTCTGGCGGATGATCTGGGCGAGCGCGGGAACCACCGTGGCCGTCAAGATCAACCCGTACGGCAACGCCACGGCGACCGCCACGGAGCCGCACTACACGGCGAACGTCACCATCACCGAGCCCGACGGCGTGCTGATCGGCGGCGAGGCGAAGTCGTCGACGTCGGCCCGGATGACCGTGGACGTCCGATGGGTCGCCGAGGCGAAGCCCGCCGAGGTCGTCACCGGCGCGTTCTGACCGCAGCGAACAACGAACGTCCTCGAGCTGGTCCGCCGGCTCCCACTCAGATTGACCGAAACGAACAAGAAAGGAAGCCATGACCAAGCCCAAGCCCAAGCCGCTCGGCTCGACGATCGACGTCGCCCAGGGTGCCCAGGTCGTACGCCCCGGCGACAACGAGGCGAGCGCCCGCACCATCACCGGAGGCGTGTACGTGTTCGACGTCCCCGGCGTGCACACGATCGACGGCGCCGAGCACGAGGTCGCCGTCGAGCGCGAGCCCGAGGCACAGCCCAAGCCGTGACCGGGATCAAGGTCGACGGGCTGCGCGACACGACGCGCGCACTCGAAGCCGCCGGGGCGGACGTCGACGACCTGAAGGACGTACTCGGCTCGATCGCCAACGCGGCGGCAGAGACGATGCGAGGTTTCGTGCCCGTGGGCTCGCGTCTGCAAGCGAGGCGAGCCCACGTGCGCGACACCATCCGCCCCAATCGGGCCAAGGGCGCCGCCGTCGTCACCATCGGCGGCGCCAAGGCACCACACGCCCACGTACTACGGGCCACCCACCCCTCTAAGTTCGTCGAGCACACCGACGCCGTGATGGAAGATCGCGCGGTCGAGATGCTCACCGACGGATGGAACGAGATCGCCAAGAGAAACGGACTCAGCACATGACCGACGCACAGGCATACCCGCCGCCCGGAACCCTCGCCTACGCCGAGATGCAGGCCGCGCACTACGGCGAGATCCCGCCGCACGTGCCGCCCGCCCACACGCCCGAGCACCTTGCGCCGGGCCCGCAGCCCGTCGAGATCCCCGCTGGGCGCAGCATGGCACCGATCGCAAGCCTGCCGCCGAGCGACTTCCTGATGAGCCTGACCGGGTTCGACGAGATCGCGATCGCAGCCCGGTTCGGGCAGCCGCTCCACACGATCCGCGAGGATCCGATCGCCGCCGGGCGGGCGCTCGCGTTCGTGCACTACCGCCGCGCCGGACAAAACGACGTCGACGCCCACAACGCCGCGCTGAGCCTGACGCTGCGCGAGGTCACCGAGTTCTTTGTCCCCGAGGGCGACCCCGCGGACGCCGAGGGAAACGGCGTCGGCGCTCCGTAGTGGCCGAGGTGCTCGCGCCGCTCGTCGTGGACGCCGCCGCCGTCGGCGTCTCCCACGGCGAGTGGTGCGGGTACACCGCCACCGAGCGCGAAGCGATCATCCACGAGCACAACTCACGCGTGAAGAGGAAGTGACATGGCAGCCAAGCCCGTCAAGATCTCGTTCGTCTCCGACGGCACCGATCTCGCCAAGGGGCTCGCCAAGGCGGGCGGCGACCTCGACGGGTTCGCCGCCGACGCCCAGGCGGCAGGTAACAAGGCTGAGGCCGCGCTCTCGGGCGTCGGCGACAAGGCCGACGCCGTAGGCTCCGCGTCCTCGCAGGCCGCAGGCGGCATCGGCGACCTCGGCGGCGCGCTGTCCCTCATGCCCGGCCCGCTCGGCGCCGTCGGCGCAGGCATGGAAGCCGCAGCCCCCGCAATCATGGGCGTGACCGGCGCCGCGGACCTGCTCAACCTCGCCACGACAAAGTTCCCTGCGCTCGCCAAGGCGCAGACGATCGCCACGAACGTCCTCGCCGGGGCACAGCGGGCACTTAACGCCGTCATGGCAGGCAACCCGATCGCCCTCGTGGTGCTCGCAATCGTCGCCCTGATCGCGATATTCGTCGTGCTCTATCAGCGCAACGAAGCCTTCCGCGAACTCGTCAACAAGGTGTTCGGCGCCCTCAAGGAACGCGTCGGCGAGGCCGTGGACAAACTGGGCAACTTTCTCAGCGTGGCACGCGAGAAACTGGGCCAGGCGGGCGACAAGTTCGGCGACATGCGCGACGCAGCTAGGAACGCGATCGGCTCCTACAGCGACGGCGGCGGCGGCGCCCTGGGCAAACTGCATGACATCGTGAGCGCGATCACCGGCCTGCCCGGCGTGATCCGCGAGAAAGCCGCCGGACTGTTCAACCCCGTACGCGAAACCGCTCTCGGCGCGATCGGCTCCTACAGCGCCGACGGCGGCGGCGCGCTCGGCAAACTGCATGACGTCGTGAGCACGATCGGCGGCATGGGTGCCACCATCCGCACCAAAGCCGCTGGCATGTGGGACGGGCTAGGCGAGGCGTTCAAGAGCACCATTAACCGCATCATCGGGTGGTGGAACGACCTCTCGTTCTCCCTCGACATTCCCGACAAGATCCCCGGCCTGCCCGACTCGTTCTCGATCTCCACACCCAACATCCAGTTCCTCGCCAACGGCGGGATCGTGACGCGCCCCACGCTCGCCGTCATCGGCGAGGCGGGCCCCGAGGCCGTCGTGCCGCTCGACGGGCGGTTCGGCGGCGGCGGAACGCTCGTGAAGATCTACGTCACCGTGGCGCCCACGGCGAGCCCCGAGGAGACGGGCCGACAGATCCAGCGGGCGCTGGACTCCTACTACCGCAGCGGCGGGCGGGCAGCCGCATGACCCGTCAGTCGTTCGACACCATCGACGTACTGAGACTGGAAGTCGAGATCCCGCCGACGGGCCCGTCCAACCTCGTGCCCAACCCCGACGGCGACCTCGGCGCGTGGGGATGGGTGACGCCGATCGCGGGATCCTGGATGGGCGTTTCCACGACGCCCGGCTATGAGGGATGGGGGCTGCGCTTCACTGCGCCCACGCCCTCGGCGGCGACCCACTTCTACACCGAGCCCATGCCGGTCGCGGCGGGCGAGTACGTGGCCGCGTCGCACGAACTGGCATCGAAGAGTGCGGGCGCCTACCGGGTCCGGTTCGAGTGGCTGAACTCGGCGCTTGCCGTGCTCTCATCCTCGACGCAAAGCGGCTACCTGTTCACCGCGGGAGAACAGGCATACGGGCCGATTCAGGCGCCCGCCAACACGGCGTTCGTCCGACTGCGGTTCGACCACTACGGCGACACCGCAGGCGCCAACCCCGCCGCCGCCGCATGGTTCGAGTTCACGAACGTCAAGGTCGCCAAAGCCGCCACCTCGGGCGCGCTGGGCTCATCCCGCACGAACCTCGTGCGGAACCCGACGTTCGTCAACAACGTGTCCGACTGGGCAACCTACGGCGGCGTGACGATCGCGCAGACCAACGCACAGTCGTTCTCTAACACGGGCTGTATGCAGATCACTTCCGCGGGACCGCCCGCGAAGGCGAACACGGGGTTTATCGACGTCGTGGCAGGCCGTGACTACACGGCGTCGTTCTACGCCCGCTCGGCGGCAACCTCGCGCAACGCCTGGATCCGCATCGAGTGGTACGACGCGAGCAACAACGGCGGCGTGAGCGACAGTGCGGGGCCCGCGACCAGCACCTCCGGCTGGACACGCCACGCCGCCACGTTCACCGCTCCCGCGTACGCCGTGAAGTGCCGAGTAGAGGTAGGTGTCAGCGCGTCCGTGAGCGGCGAGGTGCACTACGCCGACGCCGTGATGCTCACCGAGGGCACCGATACGCCCGCCTACTTCGACGGGTCGTTCACCGCGTCGGGAACCAAAACCTACGCGTGGACGGGCACCGCACACGCGTCCTCGTCCACGGTCACCGACACCACCCTCGGCAGCCTGCCGCCCGTCGAGTGGCGCAACATCCTCGGCAAAACCCACGTCATCAAGACCGGCCGCGAGAGCCTCAACCTGGGCACCCTCGAAGCCGAGCTGCTCGACGCGGACCTCGACCCCGCCACCTCCGCCACGCTGCGCCCAGGCGGCGGCGCTCGGCTACTGGTGCTCGTCGCGGGCGTGTGGGAATGCGTGTTCCCCGGCGAGATAGACCGGCTCGTCGTGACGTACGACGAGAAGAGCGTCCCCGCCAAACCACCCCGCGTGTCTATGACCGTGCTCGACAACACGAGCGTCCTCACCCGTCACCGCAGGCCGTCAGGCGTCGCCGCGATCGCGAGCCTGCCATACGTCCTCGAAGGCGCGGGCGTGCCGTGGTCCGTCAACGGCAGCACCATCCAGATAGCGACCACCCCGGCGAGCGTCTCGACGAACGACAGCGCGACCGCGCTCGACCAGATCGCGCTCACCCGCGACAGCACGGCCGGGCATGCGTGGGTCAACAGGAACGGCGTCCTCGTCGCCACCGACGCCGCCGCAGGCGCATCGGTGCGCACCCTCGACGAACCCCGCTACAGCGACCTTGAAGTCGGGTTCTCGTCCGAAGCGTGCATCAACGCCGTGGTGATCGACGCCCTCTCGTCGACCGGCGAAACCGTCACGTACGGGCCGTACGAGGATGCCCCCTCGATCTCACAATGGGGCAGGCGCGAGCGCCGGTTCACCGTCCACGGGCTCACCCCGACACAGATCGCCACACTCGGCGCCACGATCCTCACCCGGAACGCCAATCCCGGCGTCACCGTGCAGAGCGTCACCCTGCCCATGCGCACCGCCGCGGATCTCGTCGACGCGCTGCGCGACCTGGGCGAGATCGTCACCGTAAGCAACACCGCCAAGGGCATAGCGCCCGTGCTCCGCGTGACCAGCGTCGAGCACAGCATCGAGTCCGAGCCCGCCAAGTGGCTGGTCACGCTCCGGTTCGCCACCTCCGGTTCGGTCGCCTCCCCGACCATCAGCCCGGCCGTCCAAGGCGCGGGGCTACCCGACACCGCATGGGCTGACGTGACGTTCTCTGGCGCGTGGACCAACTTCGACGCGACTCGCAAAGTGCAGTTCCGACGGTTCAACGGCGAGACCCAGTTGCGCGGCATCTGCAAGGGCGGCGCAGTCGGAAGTGGCGTATCGATGTTCGTCCTCGGCGCCGGGTTCCGGCCCGAGGTCCGCGCCGGAACCGCTGAACACCACTTCCCCGTAGTCGCCAACGACGCCGCACAGGCGGCGCAGGTCTGGGCCAACGGCGCCGTGTGCCTCCTCGCCGGGTCAAACGCCTACGTCGACGTGTCCAACATCCGATTCCAAGCCGTCACCTGAGAGGAAACCCACCATGAGCACCGCAGCACCCCGCACCCGCGAGGAAGCCGTCAAGTCCGCTCTCGCGTCGTTCGTCAACACCCCGCGATTCTGCGCGAGGTGGACGCGCTCACAGTACGGCGTGGTCGCCCTGGGCGACTTCGACCGCGACGGCGCCGCCGACGCCGAGGACATGTGGAAGGCCGCATCCCTGCGGCACCCCGGGGACCTCGAGCCGCCCGCCGGGGTGCCCGTCTACTACGGCGGCGGCTCGCAGGACAACGGTCACGTAGCGGTGTCCCTCGGCGGCGGCATGATCCGCTCCACCGACGCGCGTGGCGCCGGGCGCGTCGGAACCGTCCCGCTCGACTTCCCTACCCGGGAGTGGGGCATGCCGTATCTCGGCTGGT